TTTTAAGTTTATATTCTTCTGGCTGTGCTGTTAAGTCTACTAACGTAACATTACGATTGTAATCATCTAACACTCTATGTTCTGCGCCATTATGATCAGTCCAGCGTTGTAGCATTAAGTTATTCCAAGCATACCCTTGTTTATCTTTATCACCATATGCTTCTTCTAATCCAACTTTGTTCTTTGTACCTTTAGTACGTACACCCGGATATGCACTAAAGATATTGTCAGTTGGGTCACCGCGTACACATTTTTCAAACAGAATGAACTTAGGGTCTGGAATCTTTTTAGGTTCCTTAGTTTTCTTATCTAAAACTAACTTACCTTTCTTATCGTATATACCGGTAAGAGTATGTAACTCATCACTGATACCATTGTACTGATTAACATTGTCGCTTAATAGTTGGTAAAAGTCAGTGTCACTAGAAACAATAGTATGATGATCTGTAGGGTGAGATTGAATCCAACCAGCCACCAAATCATCTGCTTCAAGCTCACTGTGTTGCAGAACTGTACAATTTGTTTTATCTTTAATGAAAGTTTGTAAGGCATCAAATGCGTCCCAAAATAATTGTTCTTCCTCTTGCTCCGCTTCTGTCTTAGCGGCACGTGCTACAGCACGATTAGCTTTATACGGAACATAAAAGGATTTGCGCCAACTGCGCCCTTCTAAACAAACAATAACGTGATCGGCTTTTTGATCACGCCATGCTTTGTTAATACTTGCTAGTGTAACATGAATAGCAAAGCCTAGTTTATCCCATGTGTCACTTTGTCTGTGCGCACTGTGTCTGGCTCTGAAGAATGTGTTTGCTGCATCTACGATTAAGTATCTCATACGGTAATTATACTTTCTTTTAATATGTTTGTCAAGCAAAAAGAGCATTGTAACATGCTCTTTGCATTATAACGATTCTAATGTTACAGTGCAATTAAGACACTTCCGTTCTACCATTACCTAAGTCACGTCTGCGTTCGTTACGTTTCTCTGGGTCTGCTTGGTCTTGTTCGTATGTTTCTGTTACTACATTGCGACATACTGTTTTAAACCAATTATCAACAATGTCTTGGTCTGTTTTGCCTTGGTATCCTGCTCGAATTAACTTAGCAACGAATATGTCATTCCAATCGAGTTCAAACGCACCTTGTCCTGGGTCTTTTTCATCTACTTCCATTCCGACAATTTCTACCCACGGCTCGCCTTTATCGGTTGCTTCATCTTTAGCAGATAGCACCTTAACTTTTGCTTTAGCTTTCTCTGCTTTTGCTTCTGCACGTTTAGTTCTTGCTTCACGTGCCGCAGTTGCTTTAGCTTCGGCTTCTGCCGCTAACTCTGCTTTGTTTAACCCTAATGATGCTTTAATTTTCTTCCACATACTATTTTCCCCAAGAATTGCCCCAAAGATCGACGTGCAATCTAGGACTGTAATAATAACCACGTTTCATTGCTTCATCTGCGATATGGAACTTATTACCATCATATACGCTAACAACACCACCAACTGGCATAACATAAACCATACCAGTAAAGCCTGCACTTCTGTATGCTTCTACAGCACGATCAACTTCATCAAAATCATGTGGTGTTTCAATAACAAACTTGAGATATGTTGTACCAACCTTCTCATAACTTGCTACAATCTCAGGCTTAATAGCATCTTCCCAAGTTTCACCAGACGCACTTAACTTTGGGCTTACACTAAATGTAATCTCACGTGCTTGTCTTTTCCATAACTTCAAGTATGCCGCAAAGTCATCATGTAATGCTTGTGTGCCGTTTGTTTCAAATGTTAAGTTAAGCAAGTTAAACATATCATCATGTGCTAACAACTTAGGAAATGCACGTTGCCAACCTAATAGTGGCTCACCACCTGTTATAACTAAATGCACGTTATTACCATTTGTTTGTTGCCAATTGTTATTAGGAACAACATCAAGCATTTGCTTAACTGTTTCGTCTATGGATAACAACGGACTTAAACTTTTAAAGCGAGGATCCCAGCTTGCGTAACTATCACAGCCTGTATTAACGAGTGGTAAGTCGTTGTACGTCTTATACTGCTCTACTTTGATTACATTGCGTTCTGTACTAACTGTACCTCGCAACATACCAAAGCCACCACAAGTAAAGTTACAGCCAAATGTACGCAGAAACAACGACGGGACGCCAATAAAGCGTCCTTCACCTTGCGCACTATAAAATATCTCACTAACTTTTAGTTTCATATAAACCTATCTTTCCCATGGGTAAACAATCCATACATCTTTTTCTGCTTTGTTAATCTCTTTAGCACAATAATCTACAGTACGACTAAAGTTACTGCTTAAATTATCAACTAATACAGCTATTTTAACATTATTTCCCCAAACTTGCAACCAGTGCGCATCAGCTGGGTGACAGCTATTTTGCCAATCGTTGATGATCCAATCTAACGTAGCGCCAGTGTCATTAATGTCATCTACAATAAGAATGTTCTTGCCATTGTAGGCATCTTCTGCCATCCATAAGTTGCTTTCGGATTCGCCAGAGCTATCACGCAAACTTACTTTTAACGTTTCCATCGGAACATTAAGATAGTGACTTAGGTACACTGCCGGAATTAACCCACCACGTGTTAACCCGACAATGTAATCGGGCTTCCAATTGTCGCGATTCATTTGCATGGTGATATCACCAATCATCTCTTTGATGTGTATTTCATCGTAGTACACTTTTTCTACATTATTCATTTTAAAACGCCTTTACAATACCAAGACCGATTTGGTCATTACTAACACCCGGTTGATTCAAATAATTCATTTGATGTTCACCGTAAGCAATTAAGTTTAGCGATGCTGTTTTATATTTGTAATACGCACCAACATCATACTCATTTACGTTTGGTGTAATACTTACTGTTGAACGGTCATATGCAACTGCACCGTTCGCAGTTAAGCCAACTGGTATAGCAACATCAACTGTACCTTTATATACTGTCATCGGCTGACTAACTGTTGTACCAAAGCTATGTGCATCTTTAGTGTAATCTAACCCGATGTTCCAGCTATAACTTTGTGTATCACCTACATTAGTAATCAAGCCACTTTGTTGTAAGTTAGCATGGGTGTACCCTAACCATGCGGTACCAAATACACTAACATTCTTATTGAAGTTATGTACACCACCGATATTAGTATATGTTGTGTAACTGCCATCAACTGTACCTAATGCACCACTAATACTATTACCAGTCCAAGCGTTACGTTCATTTAACGACCCAAATCCAACACGCACCTTAGTTACATCGCTAAACTTAGTAGTTTTACCAATTTCGGCCATTGCTTGCGAAGTGTATTCATTCATACTTAACTTAATATCATAATCACCCGACTGTAACTTGCCATTGTTTGTGAAGTAAGTTAATTTATTGTACGGATTGTAATCTTCGTAAAAACTTGCGTTAGTAATTGGATTAAACGCAACACGTGGTGTTTTGTTATTACTTGCTTGCGACATATCCACGTAGTAATCACGCCCAAACGAATCAAGTGTCATTACACTACTTAACTTAGTATTCAGCGCAGATAACCCAGCCGATGTACTAGTTGTAAATGTACCTAATGTAGCAGTAACACCTGTACGACCAATAGTTGGGATACCAAGTACACCAACTGGACGGGTTGCTTTTTCTAAATCCAACAAACCTTGTCCCATTACGTTTACATTGTAGTTAGGCAAATCCTTGTTTGCTGTTACTAGCAATAACTTAACTATGTTAGCCGCTGTCATTTGTGGCCACATTTGGTGAATAATTGCTACACTACCCGACACTACTGCGGCCGCTTCACTTGTACCAGTACTAATAGCATAGACATCTGTTCCTGTTTTACTCGGAGCAAACATATTACCTGGAGCCATAATAAAGAAGTCACTTACTTTGTATGCATCACCACATACTCCATTTACTACAATTTTACAAATACTACCTGCTTTGTTGCTGTAGCTAGCAATGTTGTTTTTGCCGGTATCCCATGCACCAACAATGAGCATTTGTCCACCTAATATCAACTTACCAGTTGCATCAACTGCGGTAGCAAGTGTGCCCGGTTGATATGAATAAGCATAGCCGCCATTACCTGCACTATTAACAATCACCATATTAGGACTTAATGATTTTGCCCACAACTTAGGATCTTCATTCATAAAGTACTTGCCGATATAACGTGGGTCAGTGTTGGTATAGTTGCCATCACTTAGCTTAACCATATTTTTAATATAAGTAGCATCATATGTAGTATTAGCACTAATATTAGCCACAACTGCACCAATACTATCTCCCCACTTTAACGCATTACGAGCTTGTGAAAAGTTAAATGCTGTGTTGTCTGTTACTTTAGCAATAGCTAATGTTGCATCTGGTGCAACACCTGCCATACCCACCCCGTCGTAGTTTGCGGCCGCAATACCTGCCATCGCAGTACCGTGTCCTTGTACATCAACTATTCCGTTTTTGCTGTTAATAAAGTCTTTTGTAAAGCCGATACTGCCAGTAAATTCTTTATGATTCGCGTTAATACCACTATCAATAATAAGAATTGTACTGCCATTGCCTGTGTAACCACGTGACCAAGCATACTCAGCGTTAATTACATTCAACACGTTGTCGTTAGTCTTGCCTGGCGAAATGTTATTGGATGTAAGCTCTGGAGTGTCGTATTGTGGAAGTATAGGTAGTCCGACAAAATTTAGCGGAGCAACAACTACAGGAACAACTTTTGGAGCAACTGCTACAGGAGCAACTGCCGGTGTGCCGTGGACAAGTTGGACTTGTCGGGCATTTTCTGCTAAAATTGCCGCATAATTTGCATTCCACGCCGCTGTTGCGGCCGCTTGTGCAACTCTAACTTCTTCTGCGGCAGTTGCTATTTGCGCTGGTGTTAGTGGTGCAGAATAAATCGGTTGACTAATAACGGCTGTTATTAATGTTACTACTATTAAAAGTTTTTTCATTATATACTCCATTTGGTTAGTATATGTGTATTATACACTAATTTACAGCAAAGTCAACCATTAAATTACCGCAGATATTCCATTGTAACAATTCTGCTTAATG